GACTTTGATGAGATACGGAATGTCGGGATGTTCGCCCAAGTTGGGAACGCCGTCATAATCGTGGATGGCCCATTCGTCGTGGTGGCTCATGTTGTGAGGGTCAAGGTTGAACCATTCAAGGAACGCTTCGCCGTGGCCCTGCTGATGTTGCCATTCAATGGCACGCATGACCTTGATGAGATACGACGGGTCGGGACATTGGCCCAAGTTGGGCACGCCGTCATAATCGTGAATCGCCCATTCTTCGTGATGAAGCCGCTTGCACTTCGTCATAGGGTAGGACTGTTCGGGGTATCGTGGGGCGGGGTTGCCGTGTATTTGCATGTCGTCCCACCGTTCCTCCAATTCGTCGGCATCAACCCATGAGCCGTGCAATCGTCCTTCGTTGTAGCATCCAAGGCAAGCCACATAGACTTGCGGTCCTGTTTTTTTGGTCATGTATTTTTCCTCCTGTTGGTTGGTTTTGTGCCTCCTTCGGCTCTATATACTCATACTCACGACGAGTATATAATACCTTCGGTTTTGCGGTTTTTCCGCTAACCACCACCTTCACTTTTTCTTGGGCACCTCCGCTCTTGTGATGTGGTGGACTTTGACGATGCGGTGTCGGCGGTCGCTTGTCCAGTCGTGGACTTCGCCCGCTCGCACACACAGAACATGGGTTGAGGTTGAAATGAGAAATGCCCCACGCTTTGGCAGATAGGGCTTGATTGATTTTATGGTTTTTCCTTTGGCCCATCGGGAGCGGCGCATTTTTTTGGCTCGCTCTTTGTCGGGGGCGAAGAGATGGTCACGCTCGGAAAAATACCGACAGTAGATTTCTTTTTCGGTAAAACCTAAATCGCGAGCGGCTTTCCAAACCGCTGACATAGTGGTGCCCTTTCGGAAGTTGCGCCCACGCAAGGCGAGCGCACCGTGCGCCTGCTCGTAGGTTTTGCCTGTGGCAATCGCGAGAGCCTTCACGGTGCAGTCGTTACGCTCATTCCATTTATTGGAGCGGCGTTCCATTTTTCGGAAGAGGTCGCTCATTCGTCTTGCCTCCTTCTAAACTCGGCATCACGAAGGGCATCTGCCCGTCGGTTGTAAGTGGTGCGGTGGCGACGAACGCCCGGTGGATTTTTGTCAAACAACACACATGGGCACGCCCATTTTCCGCTTGACAATTGATACGGCGGCAAATCACGAAGAATGAAACGCCCACAATCGGATTTTACCCCCCCTTCGGGGTCGTCAAGCCATTCAATTTTGAAACGGTCTGTATGGTAGAACGGGTCTGTCGGTCTGCCTTTGAGTGTCATTGGTTCACCATCCGTTCAGCCATTTGTTTTGCGCTTTCAAGAGTCCGTGCGGGACTGCCGACAGGTCGGCTGGTGCGTTTTTTGAAGTCCGTGTGGGAGTCCCACAGACACCAACGAAAACCAGCGTATGCGTTCTCACGGATGCGGAAGCGGCCACATGAGGATATGACGCCAATGAAGCCCATAGAATCGGATTGCTCAAGCCATTCAATCATTTTTTTGCCTCCGTGTGTGGATTCCCCGCAGGTCGGGGCATTTTTGAGCGATGCGCCAACGGTTGAAGAGGATGCGGCGGGCGTCGGCAAAGTTGCGCGCCCCCGTGATGGGACAGGTGCGACAGCGCACAAGGTCATGCCGAGCAGAAAGAAGGTGCCACGGCGGGGTCATCGTGCGGCCTCCTCTGCGAGAACGGAAAGGGCGGCTTCTTGACCGAGCCGGAGGTTGGGATGGTCCGAGTGGTGGATTTTGTCAACGGTCAATTCCCACAGGATAAACGGGTCGCCGTGGCGTATTTTTGCGCTGAGAGTAAATCTGCCGCAGGTGGAGAGGCGGTCGGTGTAGCCGAGGGAGCGTGACCAGTGAATCGGACCAACGGTCCATTCAAGAAGTTGTCTTTGATGTGGAGTCATGCAGAGTCCTCCAAGATGTTGAGGATGAGGCGGCAGACGGCGGCGATGCCACATGATGATTTTTCGGCAACGGCTGAGGGCGAGGCCATTTGATGGTGCCGGAGAATCGCGATGGCGTGCTGGATTTTTTCGGTCATTTCACCACCACCTCACATTGAACCGCTTGCTCGCTTCGCAGGCTTGACACAGGCAGGGAGGGTTGGCCTCCCATGTTAAGGGTCGGGGTCGTGGGGCTGGACGAACACGGGCACCCGGTCGGACATGACGCCACACATGAAGCACCTCAGCAGGTCGTCTTGAGGCGGCTCAATCTCTCGCGTGTAGTGGTCGCTCATCGCTGGCACACCTCATAGAAATGATATTCGGCGTCTTGGCAGGGGCGGCAGGTTCCATACGGGAGGATGAGCCGCCAGCGGCGGCGGTCGGTGCTGAACACGAGGCGCGGCATTTGGAGGTCGCCACAGGAACGGCAGGGAATCGCGTCGCCTCTCATCAGCAAGCACCCCACAGAATCGTGAAGTGCCCGCAGTGGACACATCGGCCATTTGACCCGCTGGCTAACGGTCGGAAGGTCTTGCATCCACACTTCGGGCATGCAACGCCCTTCATGCGGATGGTGTCTCGCTTGGTTCGGTTTGGTTGGCTCATTTTCTTTCGCCTCAAATCTACATATATTTAGGGGTATATAAGCATGCCGGTTTGCCATATTTTCGGCTAACCACGCATCTTGCGTGACTGTAACACGAAGAACAGGCACGGGCCACGGTCCGCTAACCTTTTGGGCCAGCGGCTAACTCGCCTCGGCTAACTCGGGCGACCAGCCATCGGCTAACCCCGGCCCTGCCAGCGGGCGGATGTTAGCGGCGGCTAATTTCGGCTAACCAGCACGCATAGTTAGCCTCGGCTAAATAAAAACCACCGAAACCACGGTCATGGGCTAACCCACACCAAGTTAGCCACCGCTAATTTTTTTGTAGTCAAAACCGGTTTTGTAGTCAATAATTTTTGACCGAAAAGTTAGCCCCCGCTAATAATTTTCGGGTGGGACACAGAGGTTAGCCGTTGACGAAATCGCTGAAAAACCTTAGCCACAGTTAGCGGAAAGACCCTGTTTTTGGCAAATTAGCCCCGGCTAACAGACAGCCTCGCAGTTGCTTGGTTAGCCCAAAAAAAAATCAATTTTGCCCCGAGTCTACTATGGGTGGATTTTGCGTTTTTTTTACCGCTAACCGTTGCACTGAAAGCCATTTTGTTAGCCGATGGGGGTTAGCCGTAAAGTGCTTTTTTCGGAAGGTTAGTCTCGGCTAACTAACGGGCTTTGCGTGTTGTAGTTAGCGGAAAAAAAAGTCCATGTTGCCCCGATAGTAGACTCATTGGCCGAGGCAAAAAAAATACGGCTAACCAGTAGACTGCGCCCCTGTTTGTTAGCCGAAGCGCATCGGCTAACTATTCGCCTTGCAGTGTTGTGGTTAGCGGAAAAAAAATCGTGTCGGCCCCCCATGCTACATTCGGGGCAAACAGCAAAAAAAATACGGCTAACCGTGGTACTAAAAGCCTAATCGTTAGCGGCGACTAACCGTTCAAAAACAGCAAAAATCGGCTAACTTGCTCAATAAATAATAGAAAAGTTAGCCCCGGCTAATAATCGGCCAAAATCGCATCACGGTTGTTAGCCGAAATATAGCCCATCCACAAGCCTTATATACCCAGTAGCCCTACGACTATACATGGTGCAAAACCGAACCAACCCGAGCCTAACCCGAAGAGACTTCCAAACCCTCCTGTGGACGAAGCAGAACATCAACTTCCCGGTGTTCGTTGTCGTCTATGAAGAGGTTCATGGGGGCGCACATCACCCCGCCTACATGGAGGAGCAATACGACATTATGCAGAAGTGCTTCCTTGACTTCGCCGTGAAGTGGCCTTCGTGGGCTGACGCCCTCGTTGACGCCTACCTTGCTCGCCGCCACCTTGAGCCTCAAGCCGCCTTTCCCCCGGCTTCCTCGTTTTGGGACGACTTCCGCTGATTCCGCTAACCTCACCTCCTTCGGCTAACCGTTCCTCGCCCGTTTTCGCTGGCGGGCGGGGAACACCGGCTAACAATTTTCTTTGCGGCTAACCTGTCGGATGTTTTTATCGGCTAACAATTTTTTTATCGGCTAACTTTTTTTCGGCTAACTTTTTTTTTCTCGGCTAACCGCTGGTCGGCTAACCCGTTCCGACCGCACAAGAGTTAGCGGCGGCTAACAATCCCTACTTGCTCGTCGGCTAACCATCGCCCCTTTCCTACTGCTTATATACCTCGGAGGCGTGGTAGTGGCATGGAGGAGAACCAAACCCCTACCAGCCCTATTGCGGGAGAACCCGCCTCGTTGAAACCCGGCATGGTCGTGCCTCGTGGTGCCCTCATGGGCCTTCGTGCTACGCTCGTCGTTGCGCTCAACCAAGCAGACCACAGCCGATGGAGGAAATGCGCCCAACACGGCTACATGCTGGAATCGTCCGAGGCATTGGACACCATGCTTGCCACCGTTGAGCAAGCCCTCATTCAAGTGGACACCCTGCTTGGCTTTGAGCAACCTACCGAGGACGCCAGCGAAGGACTCACCCACGAGGACGGCGACTTCATCATGGCTCAAGACGCCGACGCCGAGCGCACGCTTGACGCCGAGATGCGAGCCGAGATGCGAGCCGAGCGCATGGCTGAGGCCGCTTACGAAATCGCCTGCGAAGGCTGGACGCTTGACCCCTACGACGGGTTCTGAGGCCCACCGTCGCACCGCTGACTTCCGGCTCTCCGAGCCGTACACCGCTGGCCCTCGCCCCACGGGGCGGGGGTCGGCCCCTTCCGCTAACTCGGAAATATCCGGCTAACTTTTGCTTTTTTTTTCTCGGATATTTTTTCGGCTAACCTATTTTTTTTTCCGCTAACGGGCGTCGGCTAACCGCCGTGCGGCGGGCCTGTTGTTAGCCCCGGCTAACCGCTCACTACCCAACCCCCGGTTCAGTAGTCCGGCCCTCCGGCGGGCCTCCGGCGGGGTCGTCGGCGCACCGCTAACCGGCCCGAATCGGGCCAAAATCAAGCAAAATCGGCCAACCCTTGATATAGGGGAGGCCGCCCCTATGCCGCGTAGCGGCTGAGGAACAAGACACAGCGAACAAGCACGACACCCGACAACCGCACGAAGAAGGAGGACAAAAACATGAACCCCGACACCAACGAAAAGCAACCCGTGGAGGACTTCCTCAACGGAGAGAACAACGAACGAGCCGGTTTGCTCGTGGCCTTGACCGAGGCCATCATTCGGTTCATGGTGAGCCTTGGCGCTCCGGTGTGGGTCAAGAACACCCGCAACCTCCCCGCCAACTCGTTTCCGGGCCACACCAACGCCAAGGGCGAAGCCGTGGACGGCTACAAGGCCAAGGACGCAGTGAAGGCCACCATGATGGGCAAAGTCGCCCGCTTCGTGGGCATCAAGCCGAAGACGGTCACCCCGTTTGACTTGATGCGCTCCGGCGTCCACCGCATCCACTTGATGGTGAACGGTGTCCCGCAGGTTATCAACACGGCCGACCGTGTGATGCTTGACGCCCTCGCCGCCACCAACGCCGCAGGCCAAGCCGTGCGCCGTGCCGCCGCCGCAATCGTGGCCTTTGACCAGTGGCAGGCCACCGCCGCCGTTGAGCGAGAAGCCGCCATCCGTGCCCTCAAGGAGCGCACCGGTCAAGACATTGACGAAGTGCCCGAGGGGTGCAAGGTCGCCACCGAGAAGCAGGCCGAAGCCTTCGGCCTCAGCCCCGGCGACCTCATCCGCTATGTGGTGGTTGAGTCCGTCGGCATGCTCCGAGACGGCTTCAAGCACATGGCGAAGACGATGGAGAACGAAACCCGCTCCATGGTTGACAACAGCACCACCGGCCACACCGGAGGCGACCGATACAGTACGGCGGTTCTCACTGCTGACGGCGACCGCTTCACCGTGAACCGTGGAACCTTCGTGGACTGGTTCAAAACGCAGGTGTTCGCCAACTCGTGGTATTGCTCGCCATGCAAGAAGGCCAAGCGGTCGGCGCTCCACGCCAACACGCAGGTCCGCAACGCTGGCACCGCCTGCCCCAACTGCGGCAACCCTCGCCACAACATGGCACCCCAAGCCAACACGACCCACCTCCCGTTCCTCACTTCGGCACGGGAAGGGCTGGCGACCGTCGGCGGGCACCGCTACGAGATGCGAGCCACCCGGTTCAGCGCCAAGGCGTTCAAGGCTGGCGTTGCCGCTGTGGAGGGCCGTATGACGATTGAGGACGCCATGACGACCATGATGGCCGACGGTGCCGTGAAGGTCCGAGGCAAAGGCGGCGACTTCACCGAACCCGCCCGCCTCGTGCCGGTGCTGTTTGACATCCAAGCGGAGGGCGGCTTCTCCCACCACCTCGGGTGGGCCGTCGAGAAGTTGCACACCGCCACCGGCGAGGGCTACGCCACGGAGTAAGGCTTGAGCCTGCCCCACCCCCCCGAGTCTCCGACCCGTACACCGCCCCCCCTCGGTCCAAGGACCGGGGGGCGGGCCTCTTTTTTTTCATCCACCACCCACCCACCGAGGCCGACAGGCTCGGCCCGGTTCCGCAGGTGTCCCGGTGGTCCACCCCGTCAATGCCGAAATTAAGCACGAGAAGGGGGTCACAGCGCACGCAAATGGGGTGACCCTTTGCCACCTACCAGCGCACCCCTCAACGGCCTTACAGGGTGGTTTCTGTGGCCGCTAACGGCAATACGAACATGTTCGCCCTACAAACATTGGGTCGCCGCCCACAGCCACAGTGCTTGGCATGCCGAAAAATACGCAACAAAAAATTGACAAAACAGGCTTATAAACTCAACGACGCCTCACACTTCGGAACAGACTTGAACCTCTTGTTTTGGCTTTGCCGCCGGACCATTCTCCACGGCCCGATGAACGGGCATTCCAAGCGATGCCCGCATTTTTGTGGCTGAATTGGTCAACTGCGTGTGCCAGTGCCATAACCAAGTCGTTGTGAGGGCCGGTATCTATGATGTCGCCGCCTTTCCAAGCGTGTGCTTCCAATTCCTCAAGCATTTGATTGACGACTCGTCGTGTGGCGTCGTCGCCGTAAGGGAACACGATTTTGCCACGCTCAAACCATACTCGCAACCGATTCAACAAAGCCTGCTTCAAGCCTTTGTTGCTGACACGACTCTGCCGATAATCCACGGAGATGCCCTTTGCCTCCAACAAACTTTGAAACAGCCGTTGGAATCCTACATCCTCAGCCGCAAGTGGCGCTCCGTATTTCTTGCACCATTCGCCTATCATGTCGGCCTGCCTGTCGGGAGAAAAGTCGTTGCGCCTCCAAACATTTGCGACAACCAGTGAGCCATCGGATTCTTGACGCACTGCAACCAAAACCGAGTAGTCCTTGCCCAAACCTTGTGATGGGTCAAAGCCAACAACATATCGTCCTTCGCTACGCCGTTCTTTGTCAAACAACTGTTCCAAGTCCATGTTTGCTCGTGTGTATTTTCGTGGATAGACTGCGGCATCGTCGTCAATCACCTTACACAAAAACTCCTGTGCAAACTCCAAGTCTCCTGTCACTTTCTTTTGCTCCAAAAGAAAATCAAGTGGGCGAAACTCGGGCCACAACGCATACAGGTTTTCCGGCTCATGTTTGCTTTCGTCCCAGTTGGGAATAGCAGACCATGTTCCCGTTTTCCATTCGGGATTGTCCAGCATTTCTGTGTGGTATAAATCCATCATGCTCATTGGCGTGCCGACGCAGAACAAAAACGAGCCGGGGTCAAGCATCGGCATGACAACCTTACGCAACCAGTGTCGCAACTGTTCGTTGTTCAACTCTTTCTTTGCATCAAGCAAAACATCGTCAAGTGCTACGACTGCGGGGTGGTCGCCACGAATCGCAGAGCCAACAGAGGAACAACGAATGACTGCGCCGTTGTTTAGCCACAACTCACGCTTGCCACCTTTCTTGGGATTGATGTAGCGAGCCAACTCTTTGTGCGTTGTCAAGTCCTTGCGGATTTCAGCCAAGCGACGAACCGCCGTGTCTTGCGATGCAGAGAACAACCAAATGTCCATAGGTTTACCGTTAAACTTTTCAAACAAACACATGTGCAATAACTTGACACCAAGCGTGGTGGATTTGCTGTGGCTCCGTGGTGCGATGATGCAAACACGATGAACATGTGCGCCCTTTCTATCGGTGTAAATGTTCATCCATTCGCCAATGTGTTCGCCCCAAGCGTAGCCGAGCCATCGGTAAAAATAGGAAACATCGTTTCTTGCGCGTTCAAAGGCTAAAGCAGATTTCACTTGAGACATCGGGCATCACAAACATGTTTAGGGGCATTTTCCAAAAAATATCAACCTTCAAAGACATAGGTTCACGACCACGGCTTCAGCGAGCGCATACCACAATACGGGCAAACTCTCGTATAAGCCTTGGCTTGGGAAAGACCTTTAGATTCCCAACCGCACGAATCGCAACGAACATGTTCTCGTTTCAATGCTCACCCTCCACAGGCGCAAAGAAAGTGGCAATCAACCCTTTTTCTTTGTCAATCAAATGAGCGGACAGACCAGCCTTGCTGGTGGTGTAGCCCTGTCGTGCATGGTATCGGTCGTGGCCCGCAAGAGATGGCAACTGAACAATCAAGCAACCGCCTTTTTCAAGCACTTTTCTGTGGTGCAAATGACCGTGGAACCATGTGTGGTGTTCGCATTCGCCCCACAACTTACGCTTTTCGTTGCTCATCAACTCAACAAGGTTTCGTGCGCCATCGCCATGAATGAAGCCCAACAAATTGTTGCCGTAGTGGATGTATTGACGCGTTGATGGGCTGACAACAACTTCACACCCGTCTACATTCTCGTAAACGGCAGAAAGGTACATCATCAATGCGATAGCCGACATTCGGTCGTGGTTTCCGGGCATGAACACTACCTTGACAGGCGCAACCTGCCGAAGCAAATCAATGTGTTCCCGTGCCAACTTACAACCGGTCATAAGGATTTCAGCGGGACTACCGCACATGTCCTGTGGTGTGCCTCTTGTTGTCGTGCCTGCATCGGTGTCAACATGAAACCAATCACTGCCCGTAGCCAAAACAATTTGCTCGGGACGGTAGGGAAGTCGGCAAATCAACTCTTCGGTTTTTTCCATAAGCCTTTTGCGTGCTTCATTGAAGTCGTATGTTTCACCGACTTCATCAACCCATCCGTATTTGCCCCAGTGAAAGTCCGTGGGGCTGATAACGAGCGAGTAAGGCTCGTCTCCTTCTTCCATGAGGATTTCCGGCACCTCGGGCAACTCGTCGCCAACCAACTGCTTAAACTCGTTCAGCACCATTGACGAAAACATGTCGTATTTTTCTGCCGATGCTTCAATTTCTTTCCACTTTCGTCGCTCAAACTTCTCGTGCAGTAAATGTTTTTTCTTTAACACTAAATCTTCAACGAGTTGGTCAACATCGGTAGTTGCGATTTCTTCATCGGTGTAAGGCGACATGTCGTGCGTCCAACCGTGGCGTCGTCGGTATTCGTCAAACCAAGCACGAGGAATGCCAAAGTCTCGTGTGATTTCATTCATGGAGGAGCCTTTGCCTACCATGTTTGAGTAAGCCTCTTTCATGGCACGGTGCTTGTCGCCACTAACAGAAATCATTTGGTCTGCGATTGACAAAAAGGTGTAGTAGTTGTCGTTGATTTCGTCGTAGTGATACGATTTGTTGACTTCGGACGCCGGTTCTACTGGATTTGCTGGCTGAACCTTTTCGTTGCGTAGCCATCGGTAAATAGACATCTCCCACCCCTTGACAGATTTTGTGGGGTCCAACTTGTGCAAACGGCGAGCATTCTCCAATTTTGTCAAGCGGCTGTCGTAGTATTCAGCGATGAGGTCATAACCGTATTCGGGTGTTGCTCTCATGTGTAAAGGTATGTTTGAACCTTTTATCAATGTTTATGTTTTTGTTGTTTCAAATCCAACAAAAAAAAATAAACGGCTGACTGCAAGCCTGTTTTTCAATTCTTTCATTGTTTCATAGGCATGTATCGGGGCAAGCATGTTTGCTGTTACAACTTCTTCTTCTCCGTCTATGAAACAAAAAAAGAATTAGCAAAAACGCAACATATCGTGCGATTATTTCTTTTTGTCAAAAAATAATCAACAAAAACAAAAAACCTCGCTACATTGATAAAACACGCAGGGTGTCGTCTTGAACATGGGTTTCTTTGACAGGTTCCGACGCAACGCCGTGGCCGAAGAAAAACCGATTGAAAGAGTCGGTTCCAATGTCTCCCTCAGCGTCGCCGCTGGTCTTCCGAACATTTTTGAGGACACCGAGAAGTTTCAAAGCGATACCAACTTCAAGAACAAGTTTGACCTCTACGACAACATGGTGAAGTTGGACCCGGAGTTGAACGGCGGTGTTCGTAGTGTCGCACTTACGGCTAACCACTATCGCATTGACTACGGCAAAGCAAAGAACGCAAGCATTCGCAGTGCGATTGCCGAAATGATTGACGCTGTGGACTTTGACGACTTTCTTATCAACGCACTACGCAACCTGCAAGTCTACGGGAATGACATCAACAAGTTGGTGGGACGCACAGGCGTTGGCATCACGGCGATTCAAAGCCTACCCATCCGACAAATCACCATCGTTGACAATCGTGGAGCAAACGGCCTGCCGTTTACTGCCGACGAAAACAGCCCGATTATGAGCAACGACTTCTACATTCTTCGTGAGCAAGGCATTGACCAAATGGTGTTCCCCCGAAGTGAAATCGTGCATCTACGAACGGACTACAAATCAAATTGGTTTGAGGACAGCAAATTGCGTCAATCGTATGGTGTTTGGGGCCAGTCCCGATTTTCGTCGCTTGAGCAAGTTATCCGTGTGAAATACAACAGCATGAACAACCGGATAGCCCTTGAGGACAGCATGACAAAGCAATTCATAACGATTGACAAATCAGCCATTGAGCATATCACCGACCCAAGCGAGCAGGCAGAGCGTTTGGGCATCATCATGGATGAAGTGGTGAAGTTGTTTGAGGGTCTGCGTGGCGACCAAATGCCGATTCTTCCCTCGTATGTGACTCTCCACCATGTTGACTTGAACAATGCCATTCCCGACAACAGCGGTTTTCTTGACATGGTGGGTGCCAATGTCGCCGCTGTTTTGCATGTTCCCCGTGTCGCCGCAGGTCAAGAGCGAGGCTCAACCTTTGCCGCCACCTACAATGCAAACATGTGGGCCAACACTGCAATTAGCCGCCTGCAATCCATCGTCAAGCAGGGCGTCATGCAGTTGTTCTCAAAGCAACTTGAATTGAAGGGCATCCGACATCAAATGAAAGACCTGCCCGAGTTTATGTTTGAGCCAATCGCAGAAGAATCACCGATGGATTCCATGAAGCGAGCCGTGATGGGCTACCAAGCAGGCATACTAACACTTAATCAGTCACTTGACATCGTGGGGATGCAACCTGCGACTGCTGGCGAATCCCGTATTGAAAAATCCTCAAAACCCACAATGGGCGAGTTACCCCGAACAAATGAACAAGGTGATTAAAAATGGCAAGAGAACACAAGGATTCAGTCAACGACCGGATGATTAAATGGACGGCGCTTCCAGCGGTGTACCTATGGTTGGCCGCAAGTGGGGCTGTTGTCGGCATGGGTATTGCCAAGCCCGAGGTTGTCCTTGAAAACATTGAGGGCTTTATCGCCCTTATCGCAATCATTGGCGGAACAGCACAGCCAGCATTTGCCACGATGCTTGAGTTGTGGAAAAAAGAACAGCAGACTGAAACCGAGTTGCACCCATCGGTCATTGAGTCTCAAACCCGTGTTATGGAACAGCGAGCCGAGTTGGAGCGACAAATGGCCCTCAAAGCCCAAGAACACAAGCATACGATGGATGCCGAAGAACGCCGAGCAAGAATAAAATTGGTGGCGGAAGGTAAGGCCGTATGGAAAAAGAAGGACAACGAGGACTGAAAGTCAAGTTGCACCGTTTTCTTCACGACGCTTGGCCGCACCAATACCAAACGCCGACCGAAAAGGGCTACCCCGAAGTCTTTGACCTCATGTCCCATTGGGTGCTTACTTACAACGATATACCGATAGGCTACACGGGTTCACTTGACATGGGCCACTTTCACTTTGTTGGCAACACCTACATTTTGCCCGAGTACCGGCAAAGTGGGTGGCATTCTTACCTTTTGTCGGTCCGAAACGCCAACCTTGGTTTAAGGCCAAAAATAACTGTCCTAAATCCAATTGACGGAACACACATGGCGAATCTCGTCAAGGTTGTTTCCAAATTGGGCTACACCCCTGTTCTGTCTTACGATGATGTAAGCGATGTGATGTCCGAAAAGTTGTATGATGAGATTCGCAACGAAAATCAACAGTTGTGGCGAATGGATTAAAAGTCACACGGTATGTCGCTTACCCATGCCCGATGTCCGTGACGGTGAGTCCCGTGACGATTATATGGACCGGTGCATGGGGGACGACAAAATGAACAGCGAGTTTGGCAACCCCCGCCAGCGAGCCGCTGTCTGCAACTCATACTACGACGATAAGAAGGGGCAAAACGCCGAGGCCGCAGAATACCAAGGCAGAAAGGTGACGCTGAACAAACCCTTTCGCACGCCCGGTGGACCAAAGAAGTTTGCCGTTTATGTGCAAAACGAATCCAACCGTGTGGTTATCGTGCGTTTTGGCGACCCCAACATGGAAATCAAGCGAGACGACCCCGAACGACGACGCAACTTTCGCTCTCGCCACAACTGCGACAATCCCGGCCCACGAACAAAGGCGCGATACTGGTCGTGCCGACAGTGGGAGAGCGGTCGCAAAGTAGAGGCAAGTCAAAAAAAAAATCAATTGTTGTATGACGAATGGATGCAAAACGAAGGTGAAATAATGGAAGGCTACGAAGAAATTGTTGAGGCTGGCGAAGATGATTGCGGATGCGGCGGAAAAACCGTTGAAGCGAAAATGATTCGGCGCGATGTGTACGATAATCCCGGTGAGGCGATGAACCGTGCGAAGGAAATGGGTCTTAGCGGAATCCACTCCCATGAAGAAGACGGCAAGACTGTTTTCATGCCCGGTAAAACCCATGAAGAATACCGAAGCAAAAACAGCGGTCGTGATGTTGAACCTAAAATGGTGAGCGACAAAGAGGCCGCTTACGGTATGCCCGAAGACGACGAAAAAGAAAAGGTCGCATATCACCACATGGACGACGAAAAAATGGCGTCCTACCACAAGGATGAGAAAATGGCTTCCTATCACAAGGACAAAGAAAAAATGGCATCCTACCACAAAGACGACGAGGATGAAGAAAAAAAGAAAAAGAAGCGAGGCATGTACGCTTCGGAAGAATGTCCAGTCGGTGAAGAAATGGTCAACGGAACCTGTAAGCCAGTCAATGTCACAATGCAGGCTACGGTTGAAAGCGTGAGCGCAACTGTTGAGGCTTCAACCGGAAAGACTGTCATGGAAATAAAAGGCATCGCCTTCCATGAAGGATTCAACAAAAACAAGTGGGCTTTGACAAAGCGTGGTGCAGAAGCCGCCGTCAAACAGATGTTTGGTGCAGACTTGACTCTCAATCATCCCAAACCAAAGGCTGTCGGATTTGAGCGCAACACGTATGGAGGCGTCAACGAAGCCAATGTCGGAATCGTTGCTTCTGCCACGATGCACGACAAGGGCAAAGAAGGCTACGAGGTTCGCTATGTAGCCCATGTTCACCGCACAGAATTGTTTGAGGCTTTGGAATCCGGCATGTGGCTCAAAGCAGACTACGGTGTTTCTATCGGAGGTTTTGGCATTCCTATTTCGGCTAACGAAAAAGGCATGGTCTTTGACATGGACTTTACCTTTGACCACCTCGCAATCGTTCACAAGCCCGCTTACCCACGGGCTACAATTGACAGCGCAAAGAAAATTAAAAAGTCAATGAAAGAACAGTTGGAAAAGGTTGAGGCAGGGGTCAATGCTGGACACGGTGGACAGCATGGACGGCCCGGACCCAACGACCCACGCAAGACGCCAGCCAAGCCAAGCGAGCGTCGTCGTGGCTCAAAGCGCAACCCACCCGGCTCTGCGAGAAAACCCAACAGAAGAATCGTNGTGTCNCCCGCAACACGAACCACAATTCGCAACAAAATGCAGAAACACAACAAGGCTGGCAAGGGAAGTCGGGCTTCTATGGGTGCGCTTCTCACTGTGTTTCGTCGTGGCGCTGGTGCTTTTTCCACAAGCCACGCCCCTAACATGTCCCGCAACGGTTGGGGCATCGCAAGAGTCAACGCCTTCCTTTACCTTCTACGCAACGGGCGACCCTCTAACCCCAACTACAAGCAAGACAATGACCTTCTACCGAGGGGCCATCCGAGGGCCAAGAGGACTGCCAGTGCGGAAGAAACCTTGATAAGTCAAACCGCTTCTCAAGCAGAATACCGAAAGGAGAACGACATCATGTCCGAAGAACAAATCGTTGAAGAAAACGCTCACGCAAGCGAGATGGAAGCCATTCAAGCAGAATTGGTTCTCGCCCGTGCTGAATTGGAAGAAATGCGAGCGATGGAAGCCGCAAAGCACGAGGAAGCACGACTGTCTCTCGTTGAAGCCGCAACCTCCCTTGGCATGAAAGGACACGAAGACCTTTCCTCCGAAACCCTTGAGTCCATCATCGCCTCTTGGAAGGAGAGCCACCCCGAACCAGTTGTNGACATGAAGCCCGCTGAACCAGCCGTGGCCTCCGAAGAATCCGCCCCTGCTCCTTCGTCGGAAGCAGTTGTCGCCAACTACTTGAATGGCAAAATGGTGGAGACTCCCGAATCCCTTTACGCTCAAGCATGGAACGCATGGGCCAGTGCTTGGAACAAGACCCTTTCGGGTGTTGAGAACAACGATGAGCGAATCCGCGCTCCAAAATACGAACAACTTTGAGGTGAAAAAAAATGGTTGCATTTACAGGAAACGACCCACGAAACGCTGTGTTGAAGGACGCTAACACCATCAGCGGTGTTGGTATCATCATCGCAAAAGACGGAACGAACAACAAGGTTCAACTCGGAGCCGCAACGGATGTGCCCTTGGGCGTCTCCGCTGGCGAATCCAGCCGAGATGCCGACCTCGTGCTTGAAACCACGGGTGCTACGGTGTCCTACTTCCCAATGGGCGGTGTCCACATGGTCGCCGCTCTTGCTGAGACTTACACCACCGGACAACTCGTCTACCTCAAGGGTAGCGGTCGTGTCGGTGGAACGGCAGGCTCCGATAAGTTGGTCGGCGTCTATGTCGGTGAAGGTGAAACCGTCGGAACGGCTGGCGACCTCATCCCTGNGAACACCAGCCAATGTGCAACTGCTTGATGAAAGGAAGTGAAAAACATGAACAAATCTTTGGAAGAAATTATGAACGCATCCGCCGCCGCTGGTCCCTTCGGAACCGGTGACGCAGTCCTTGAGCAAACGCTCCGAGACTTCATTCAACTCCAATCCACCCGGATTGCAGTCGGAACGCAGGTTGTCGGAACCCGCACCGTCCCTTGGCTTGAGTTTAAGTGGTACACCGGTGTTTCGGGAACCTTCTCCTACCCGCTGGACGACGCCGCAACGGTGGACCCCACCAAGATTGGCACCAGCAACTACACCGTGAAGTTGCAGAAGGGTCAAGGTCGCTGTGTCTTCCTTGACACCGTGCGCCTCCGTGGTGAATCGTTTGAAAACATTGACCGACAGCAACTTGCCATCATCCGTGGCCGAGCCGATGTGATAGACAACAACATTCTGTCCACTCTGCACGGCGGCGCTGGTCAAAGCCAAGCCGCAACCGCAACCTTTGGCTCTGCATCCGCTGATGAAGAGAAGGACTTGCTCGCAACGATGGACAAGATTTTCGAGAACGGTCGTGTGTCGGGCGACGAGCCAATGGCTCTCATCCTTCCCGCCTCCACCCGAAGTGCCCTCCTCAACACGCAACTTTACGGAAATGTTGTGGAAAGCCTCGCTGACCACATGCGCCGAATCGCCAACATGACCATCTACTACACCCGAGACTACACGGGCGGCAAGTCCCTGCTCCCCACCGACTCCACGGGTGCCATTGAGGATGATGCACTTCTGCTCATCCCCGGTGCTGAAACCGCCGAGTTTTACACCTACAACGGCGCTGGCTACCAAGAAACCGAGTTGACTCGTCTTCCCGGTGTTGGCTTTGACTGGCTCCTCACTGGCTACATGGGAAGCGTTGTCCACGAACACCAAGACGGTGCCGCCGCTGGCAAGTCAAACCGAATTGCCAAAATCACGGGCGTCATTTGAGGTGGTATTCTTGGCACAAAACCGCAAGTTTCAAGACTTTGTAGAGTCAAAATACATCGCCGCTGGCGGTGTTGCTACGAGCGATATTGCCGACGATGCAATCACCAACGACAAAACCGACGGTGCCGCCGACAAATACTTGGAAGCAGTCTACGATTTTTCTGTTGATGGCGGGGCACAGGCTACCATTCCACTCAACGATGCCGCAGGCACACCAATTGTCATTCCCGAAAAAGCAATTGTTATCAACTCTCACATTGAGATTGAAACGGCAGTCACTTCCGGTGGCTCCGCTACGGTTGCCTTTGGATTGGTTGGCAACACCGACGCTTTCAAGTCCGCTACCGGCAAGGCTTCGCTGACTTTGGATGCTGTGTTCGCTGGCAACAACGACCTGCCGCTCAAAATGGCGGCGGCTACCCCGGTTGCTGTCACCATCGCAACGGCTAACCTCACCGCTGGCAAAATCCGAATCTTCGTGAAATACCTTGAAGGCAACTGAGGGTGATTGTCATGCTTGAAGAATGGCATGACAAAAACGGTGACCTTTACCGTTGGAACGACGAAGCCAAGGGCTATGTGCTTGTCAAGAAAGCCAAAGCCACCGCAAAGAAAAGTAGAGCAAAGAAGGAGAAGAAAGAATGAGCGAGCGTGCAAAATTGGTAAAGCAACTCAACAAAAAAGGCATCGTGATTCCCAAAGGCGCAAAAGTCGCAGACCTTCGGCACCGAGCCGAACATTGGTTGTCTCGCAACGGATGGCTTGTCCGATTGGCAAAGCCAGCGTCTCGCAAGCCGCTAAGTCCTGTTTCTTTGATAACCAGCACCGATACTGTTTGGCTTCCCGATAGCCGCATGGCTAAGGAAATCATTGAAAGCAAATTGGTTTTTGTTCTTGGCAGAAGTGCCATCGCACCGGAAGGCGTTGAAGTCATTGATGTCCCCAAAGACTTTAACGACAAATGGCCCGTAAGTGCGTTAGGTGAAGAAGAATGACTGTCACGACTGACAACATTCGGGACTTGCTCAACAGGCCACGAGGCTTGAATGATGCAACCATCACCGAATACATCAGCATAAGAACCGAGCAAGTGAACAAATCTGCTCGCAACAAAAGCGTTCTTGCCGCCGATTCTACCAACGCTGTGACAGATGCACAAAAAGAAGCCGCTATCAAGGCGCTGGTTTGTGCTGATTGTTTGCAGGTGATGATTGATACAATTCCTTCCTATGTCAACGAGTCCGAGCGTAAAGAGCAAGACATCAGGCTAACCGCACAGTTGCGGGGCTTCAACAAGCGTGGCGAAGAAATGCTCGCTCTTATCTCGGAAGTTGGTGGCACGGCGTTCAAAACCGGTAAAACCAAAACGAGGCTGACTGAATGACGAATTATTTTTGGGTTGGCACAGCGTCTACCAGTGCATCAAACAATGCCAACTGGAATCCTGTTGGCGCACCAGCCGCAGGCGATGTTATTATTTTTGATGCAAGCGCCACACAAAGTTGCGTTTGGGATATAGCCTTACCATCAACGGCTTTTTCCGTAGATGAAGTTATTCTTGAATCATCTTTTCCTCATAGTTTTACCCTTGATGTAAACATGAGAATCAAAGGTTTGTTCCTCAATAAAATAATTTCAGCCGGTGCTGGCTCCAAAATTATTTTTCAACATGGCTCATCGCCTAATTTCTTCGGCTCTTACAAAACCTACAATGAAAGGTTTGTGTTGATTGGTGATAGCGGAAATGCAACAGGCATCACTTTTGAAATGGTAGGTTCGTCCAGTCCTGTGACCAAGTTTGACGATGGGGCACATCCTACGGTGACCTTGAGCGCCGGTCGTTTTGCACCGGATTATGTAGCCCCAACGGGAACAAGCGGCAAAGCCACCTTTGATTCTTTTACGGTGACTTCTCCTACGGACTTTTCGCCCGGAGGCAACCTTAGCGACAACGACAGACTTAAGGTATTTTCTTTTACGGCATTTTCAATCACCAGCACGAGCATTGACTTTGGGCTTTCTACGGCAGAGTTTACTGCTACGAGTGGTGGTTTTCGCATCCCAACAGCGGGCGCAACCGGCATGCCAGCGGGCTTTACATCATTTTATCGTAAAATTGTTTTGAATGCCAACACTGCCGGACACAAGATTTTGGTAGACGACAACACCTTCATTTCGGTAGAAGAGTTTGAGGTAAACGATGGCGTAGTCTTGAGGGGACCGGTAGATGATAACGACCAAGGGGCAGACATCCGCTCAATCAAAACCCCAAAGTTGCGGGGCACATGGTCCTTTAGTCAAATCTCACCGGGGATTTATCGCAGTCCACGGCATGCTTCCGGTCCAATGCCCAAGGTCAACGGCAACTTTCACATCACCGGAAAGTTGGATGTAGACGGA